TGAATTTCTCAGGTGTGATTTCAAACACGTCACCGATATTCTGCAACCGTCCATTCACGAAGCACACCTTCCTCGCCTTCACCTTCATCACGCTCTCCTAATAGGTGAAGACCGCCAGAGCGGTTTTGCCCTGGCGGTCCTTTGTTCTACGCGCCCGCAACCGTTTTGTTGGTCTGCTTGGCGAGTACAATGCCAGCAGTCACCACCGCCGTGCCTGTGGAGGCAAAGGCATAGGTGAGACGCAGATATCTTTTTTCCGACCCATCCGGGAGCCAATTCCACGCGGTCTCGAACGGAACACCATCGGCAGTGACAATAGCCTCATCCAACAGCTTCAGAGGGTCAGCATCGAAAGCCTCCGCGCTGTCGGTTTCCAACACCACTGTCAGAACATCGGCAGCAACAGCGGCAACACCAGAGACGGAAATGGAGACCGGCTGACCAGGACCGATATCACGCACCAACGGTGCGGGACCGTTCAGCACTGTGCCAGTCTCACCCAGATCAATCACATTGTCACTGGCGGCAACCGTGCCTGAGATGGCTTCTCTATCCGAGAAGATTTGCTCTTTCGAGAAAATCATTTTCGTTCTCCTGACTGGCTCTTGCCTACGCGGCTGCGGCAACCGTCTTGTTGGTCTGCTTGGACAACACGATGCCACCAGTGGCAACACACGCTGCACCGCTAGAGGTAAGGCGCAGACCGAGATAGCGAAGATCAACCTCATCAGGAAGGAAGTTGATATTCGACATACCCTGACCGGCTGCATCGAGAACAACAGGCATCCCCACCGCCACCACAATCGGCGTAGACAGGTCTGCGCTCGCGCTCTTGATGATTTCCACCGTGATGACATCAGCAGCAGTGCCCACTAGGGTCACTGCAACCGGCACAGGATTGCCTGGGCCGACATCGCGAATTAACGCCGCCGGTCCATTCAGCACTGTGCCAGGAACACCTAGATCGATGGTGTTGTCAGACACCTCAATCGTGGTGAAAGACTGCCCGTCACTAAGGAGCTGTTCTTTCGAGAAAATCATTTTGTTCTCCTATCTTGAGGATCACCTTCTACGCGAAGGACATGATCTCCTCGGTTTGCACCAGAGCATCAACCTGACGGATGGGGATGCCCCGATAGGACATGACCTCCTTGCCGTCCACTTCCGACACGCGGACGCGAACAGTGGCTGACGTGGCTTCAGTGCTGTTGGTGGGAGTGGACGCTGCGTCGATCATCTCACACACGTTCGCATTGCAGTAGATCGCAGCCTTGCCGCCGATAACGCGGTGAGACCTGATCGCCCAATATGCAGAACGAAGTACGTCCATGATCGTGGTGACACCGGGCTCCACGTTCACGATGCGCGCAACATAGCGCCAATCACGAACGCTCAGGCCGACATGCCAACGAAACAGCTCTTCCATCGAGTAGTAAGCGTTTCCGTCACCATCCAACACGCGCTGGTCTCCCTTGTCTTCGCGAGAGACACCGGCCTTGGTGCCCTTCGGATAGATAAGGTGGGACTGGTTGTCGCCCCAGTAGATCAGCCACAAGGATGTCTGCTCAGACGCCGTGGTGCCTCCGCCGTCGATGATCTGTCCACCATTCGGTGCAGTAGGATCGTTGAAGCGAGGTGCGAACCCAGTAAATTGTTCCGGGTCCACGGCCACATTTCCATAGAAGAGGCGCGATGCCACCTCCTGGCTCATGGCCTCCAAGAACGCCTTGGCCTCTGACAGTCTCACTGCGGCCTCGTGTCCACCGGAGAGGTCCAGCAGACGTTTGTCGATGGTGGAGAGTGCCTCCGCCATGCCGGTGGTGTCTTCGACCTGCGCGGTCTCTGACTTGCTTTGTGCAATGCCCTTGTACAGCTGGCCCCAGGTGATCGGAGGCAGGCCGGTGCGGACTGTCGTGCGATGCTTGGTGCCATTGTTGCACTCGACGGCCATTGCGTCATCGAGGACCGGGTTGCTCTGCTTCAGCAATTCAATGATGGTAGCAATCTGCTGCCCATCACCGTCCTGCCGCTTGAACAGGTCAATCAGGTCAACGAAGCTATTGCCTATCGTTGCCATTTTGCTTCTCCAGCTTTACAGCGCCCTAGCCGTATAAAATCTCTGCGGCATCTTTGGGCGCTTGTTTCGGTTGGGTCTTCGGCCCTGGTTTCAAAACCTTCGGCGCGACGGCCCGTTTCTTTTCAGCCTGCACCGTCTTGCCTGCCTGATCGTACTTCTTCGCCTTGTCGAGCATCAGAAGAACTTTGTGGTCTGCAATCTCACGAATACCATCTTCGGTAAATCCGTTCTCGACCGCGTATGTGACCAAACTCTCACCCCATGTCGCGAATGCTTTTTCGTCTGCAAGGTCGGGACGCTTATCCGTCAGACTTTGATACTCAGTTTGCAGATACGTCTTCATCTGCTCCTGTACCTCTCCCTGCTCGCGCTCGCGCTGCTCTTGCGCGCCTGAGGTGAGCTTACCGTACTCATCCCGCAACCGCGCCTTCGCATCATCTAGCTCACGAGCCCGTGCAGTCCATTCTGCGGGATTGTCCACCCGCAAATTGCTTGCATCAAGATCGGCCTTCAGTCTGTCTAAATAGATATCCTGTCCTTGCAGCTTCGCCACTTGCGGCAACAGCTGCACGCTTTCCTGGTACTGCTTCTGCTGGACTGATTGCTCCTGTCTAAGCTTGTCCTTTAACTCATTCGCCTCTGCGAGACGCTTCTCACCAGCCTCACCGATTTGGTATCCTTTAACCAGCTCGGATACTGGGACAGGTTTGGTCTCCCTGTCGATGGTGACGTTGACCGTCAATTCCTGAAAGTCAGTATCACCGAACTCAAACTCCTCAAGAGACGTAACTTCGGCTGGCTCGTCTGCCGCGCCTTTGTCGATCTCGGTGGGCTCTTTGGGCTCTTCGCCCTCTGCGCCCTTATCCTTACCAGTAAGGCCGCTGTCGGCCTCCCCGGCGGTCTTTTCTCCCGGCTCGTCTACCGGCTCGTCTACGTTGGCCTCAACAGCCGCTTTTTCATCCTTCTTCGCAGGCTCCTCATCGGGCTTTTTACCGTCCTCATCAGGCTGTTCGCCATAGAGGATTGTAACAGGGTCCGTAGGAGTGTCCTGATTTTGCACCGGGTCAAGTGCGTCTTCGCCTGCCATCGTCCATTCTCCTTATGTGACCTTATCTTCCGCATCGAAATTCAGCAATTCTTTTCTCGCGCTCTCTCCTACCGCCACATAGTTCTCAAAAACAGCTTTGAGGTTCGACAGGTTGCGCTGCATGTACCATGCGTCCTCGCGGCGCTCCTTATTTGGAGACAGCCTCCAGGTGTTGATCACCTCGGTATCCAACGTGCCCCAGACCTCCTTAAACACCGGGTTCTCTAAGAGGTTATTGGCATCGGTGCCTCGCGCTTGCCGAACAGCAAGACGGGCCTTCTTCTCACCCTCTGTCTGCTTCCTCGTCACTACACTTTGCTCCCCTCAACGTCCGTCGAGTATTTCAACTCCAACTCTGTGAGCTTGGTCGCAATCTTCTCCATCTCGACAACGAAGTGCTGCTCAGCCTTCTTCATGGCAAGACGGTTTTGTTCAGCCTCAGAGGCTTGGTCCAGCATCGCCTGCGTCTGCTTCTGCTTGGCGTCGATGACAGTCTGCATGGACTGAAGTTCAATCTTGTCAGAAGCATTCTTCTGGCGCTCGGCATCAAGCTGCTGGCGGCGCTGCTCGATATCCGTCTTCTGCTTCTCCAGCGCCTGCTTCTCTTTTTCAAACTCCTGCTTTTCGTCCGTAGGCGGAGGAGCCTGCTGGTCTTTCGGGTCAGTGAAAAACTGCTCAGGGTTCTTGAGGTTCGCATTTTTCACGAACTCAGACGCCGTCTGGTAAATGTTCTGCGGCGACACCACCAAGTTCATTCCGCCCGCCGATACGATGGCCTGCTGAAAATCCTTGATGGCATTCAGATGCAAAAGATTGCTCTCACGAGTGCCGATGCCAAGACCGATTTTGACGGTCATGCTGTTGCGCTTTTTCCACTCACGCGGATCAACCTCAACCCACTCATTGCGAAGCTCAACCATAGCCTCTTTGTCCTGATGCTTCTGCACCAGCTCGTGAATGTGCAGCATGAGTGACTTGATGCCGGTCTCCGCGAAGATGCGCGCAATGGCTTCAATCTTCATGCGCGATATGTCCAGCGCCTGAGCCATCGTAGTCGTCTGGATATTCTTCAAGCTCTCCGGGCTCAGCCCTTCTGCATCAGCATGCACGCCAGTGCGCTCACGCTTCACCTTGTCAAAATACTCCATCATCGGGAACGTAGCAGCAGCAGTGAACGGAACAGTCATAGGCGCATAGGCTTCACTGACCGGGCGCGCAAACCGCGCAACACGTCCAATGCGCGTTGTCAGCAAATCATCAAGCGTGTCTTCGCCAATGCCCTGCTCCCAGATCGCATGTCCCGGATTGTTGGTGTGATAGAGATTTGTCAGCACCTGCCGCAAGAGCGTGGATGTGACCCTCTGGATGTCCATGACCTTTTCAGAAGTTGCGCGGCCAAAATGTTTATGGGGCAGAGGGTGAGGACAAATCACATGGAACGGTTGCCGGTCACTGGGCTCATTCACTAGGAGCTTGCTGTCAGCCGTGAGCACGCGACGGAGCTGTGACACTCCAGTACCGTCCCAGTCAACTCTGATATACGCCTCGCGCACGAGAATTTTCTTCTCGCTCTCTTCCTGCGGACTATCGTTCATCTCATCGAAGTCAGGCTCATAACGAGCGGTCCTCTGATACGAAGATGTTCGACTTCCACCTGTTGCTGGCAGCTCGTACACAGTCTCCTTTGGTATGCCCATCTCGATCAGTTCAGTGCGTGTGACTTCGCGCTCCTGACCCACCATGCGCGCCTCGTTGGGATCAACGCTGCGGCTGTCTCGTGAGATGCGATATTCCTCTGGAGGAACATTAACGACTTCGACTTGGCCAAACTTCTTATGACGGTCGAACGCTGCGTTGTGCAGCGTCACCGGCTGCATCGTTTCCATCGGCACCCCATCAGGTCCAGGGAGCGTCACCGACTGCATGTCCTGAATTTCACTGTGCTCGACCATGATCAGCTCGTCATCCTCCATCAGAATGCCGAAGCTGGCGTCA